AACTGGCGAGCGGTATCTCCCAGAGGCGGCAATCAATGCTCTTACACCTGCTGAGTACGCTGCGACAACAAGAGCTAAACGCGCTGGAAAACGCTCGGGAAAGCAATTCGTCAAACAACCAAAAGGCGTTGCTGCTAAGACCGCGAGGTACAGATAATGGCTGAGAAATGGATTCAAGCTGCGGTCAAAAAACCGGGAGCGCTTCGTGAACAGCTTGGTATTAAAGGTAAAAAGCCGATTCCTGCGAAGATGCTTGATAAAGCTACTAAGGCTCCTGGGAAGATGGGACAGAGGGCTAGGCTCGCTAAAACGCTTCGAGGGATGAAGTGACAACAACTTCAGGTACGACAGCCTTTAATCTCGATCTAAACGAGATTATTGAAGAGGCATTTGAGCGGTGCGGGATTGAAGTGCGTACTGGGTACGAACACCGTACGGCACGTCGTTCTATGAACTTGATGTTTACTGAGTGGGCTAACCGAGGTATCAACCTGTGGACGATTGAGCAGGGTCAGATTGCCATGACCACGGGCACAATTGTTTACAACTTGCCGGTAGATACAGTAGATCTCATCGAACAGGTTATTCGTACGCAGACTGGAATTCCTCAAACAGACATCAATATCAGTCGCATTTCAGTCGATACCTATGCCACGATACCAAACAAGAACGCCCAAGGTAGGCCCATTCAAGTTTGGATCAACAGGCAGTCAGGGGTACTGACACCCATTGGATTAGCATCCCCTACAATCAATGTCTGGCCTGCGCCAGATCAAGACAACTACTACACCTTTGTGTATTGGCGACTACGTCGTATGCAGGATGCTGGTAGTGGTGCGAATATTCAGGATGTGCCGTTTAGGTTCATCAATTGCTTGGCTGCTGGGCTGGCGTACTACTTGTCGTTAAAGATTCCCGAGGCCGCGCAGCGCATACCGATGCTGAAAGACATGTACGACGAGCAGTTAAGGCTTGCGCTAGACGAAGACCGCGAGAAAGCACCGTTGCGCCTCGCACCACGACAGTTGTTCTACTGAAATGCCTAATCGGTTTGCATCAGGTAAGTGGGCCATATCGCAGTGCGATAGGTGCGGCTTTCGGTACAAACTGAAAGAACTTCGTGAGATTGTTATTAAGACTAAGAACGTTAATATCTTAGTTTGTCCTACGTGTTGGGAACCCGATCAACCGCAGTTGCAGCTTGGTATGTATCCTGTGGACGACCCACAGGCATTGCGTAATCCCCGTCCTGATACAACGTATCGCGTTGGCGGGCTAAATGGGTTGCAGATCAATACAACGACGACGCAACTAGGTAGCGGAGATCCCTCTGGAGGTAGTAGAATCATTCAGTGGGGATGGGCACCTGTGGGTGGGGCAAGATCTTATGACACAGGTCTAACGCCGAACAATCTTGTGCTGGGCATCACGCTAGGCACTGTTACTGTAAATGTTACATAGGAGTCTATGATGGACAAGAAAGACTTAGCCCAAGACAAGAAAATGATTGCTGGTGCAGTACACAAGCATGAGAAAGCCAAGCACAAAGGTGCGCCGCTGACTAAGCTTCGTAAGGGTGGTAAGACTAACGCCGAAATGAAGACGCTAGGTCGGAACATGGCTAAGATTGCTAACCAGAAATCACCTTCTTTTAAGTACAAGATGGGGGCGAAATGAAACACAGCAAAATGCCAACGCCGGTGCCCGTTAAAAACACAAATAACGGTTACCCAAACAACATACCCAACACCCAGACTGTAAAGATCCGGGGAACCGGATGCGCCACGAAGGGCACAGGTGCTTCTAAGAAGATGGGCTAATGAACTACGCTACCCTTTTCAAAACGATTCAAGGTTATCTGGAGAACGACTTTCCGTCGTTTACTGGCGCTGATTCGTCTGGATCGGGTACAGCGACATTGACTGCCAAACAGCAGATTGATACGTTCATTACTCAAGCTGAGCAGCGCATTTACAACTCAGTACAGTTCCCGCAGTTTAGGAAAAATCAGACAGGTACGATGACAGGTGGGAACAAATACCTCGCTATGCCTTCTGATTTTTTAGCTGTATATGAGTTGGCGGTAACTAACCCAACAACAAGTGAATACGAATACTTGTTGAACAAAGATGTTAGCTACATCCGCGCTTCGTATTCCAATCCGGCAACGACTGGAATTCCTAAGTATTACGCGCTTTTTGACGAAAATACGTTAATTCTTGGGCCTACACCCACTTCAAATTACGCTGTAGAGATTCACTACTTCTACTATCCCGAGTCCATTACCACGGCGAACACAACTTGGCTTGGTGATAACTTTGATTCGGTACTTCTCTACGGTTCCTTGATTGAAGGCTATACCTTCATGAAGGGTGAAGCTGATGTGATTGCCGGTTATGCCAAACGATACGAAGAAGCCATGATTCTTGCCAAACGTCTTGGTGATGGTATGGACCGCCGCGATGCTTACAGGTCTGGTCAGGTCAGGATGTCGGTGAACTAATGGCTTTTACTGGCAACTACACATGTAACTCCTTCAAGCAGCAATTGTTTGAGGGAGACTTTGATTTTTCTTCGAGCACGACACAGACTTTTAAAATCGCGCTGTACACCAACGATGCCACGCTCGATCAGACTACTACGACTTACACGGGTACGACTGGCGAGGTTGTGGCTACGGGGTACACGGCGGGTGGAGAAGCCATCACTCCTTCACTTGCTATTGATAGTTCCACAGGTATTGCTTATATTGACTTTTCTAATGCTTCTTGGAGTGGTGCTTTCACTGCTAGGGGTGCTTTGATTTATCGGGTTACGACTGGTAACCCTGCAATCTGCGTACTTGATTTTGGTTCAGATAAGATTTCAACGACTACATTTGTGGTTGAGTTTCCTCCCAATACCAGCACCGGCGCATTGATAAGGCTTTCATAATGGGCACTCCTGTTGGATTCTTTTCTGAACCCCCAAGCGTTGTAATTGCTCCTATTCCGCCCAAGGATGACGATATTTGGATGGCCTACGAAGAGTTTGAGATTCGTGGGGAACTAAACGTACCCATAGATATTATTAAAAGCCACGTATCTACTGGGTTGACCTATGGGTTTCATGATGTGGTGCCCCACCCCACGAATGATGTTGAAGTGATGTTAGTAGGGGGTGGACCCTCACTTGCCGAACACATAGGCACAATCAAACGGTTGCGCCAAGAGGGTGTAAAACTCATCACGATGAATAACGCGTATAGATACTGTATTGACCACGGGTTGATACCTTCTGCGCTTGTGATGGTTGATAGCAGAGACTTCAATGCTCGGTTTGTAGAGCCGATCATTCCTACATGCAAATACTTTCTCGCTTCTCAGTGCCATCCTTCAGTGTTTGAGAAAGTTCCCAAAGAACAGACATACATATGGCATACAAGTGCGGAAGAGATTCAAGGCGTTCTTAAAGATCATTACAAAGATAAGCAGTGGTATCACGTACCCGGAGGCTCTACGGTCTTGTTAAGAGCTATTCCGCTGTTTAGAATGTTAGGGTTTAAACGGTTTCACATCTTCGGATGTGATTCGTGTCTGGAAGATGGTAAACATCATGCTTATTCACAGACAGAAAACGACGGGCATCCTGTACTTTCAGTCAAAGTAGGGGACAAGGTGTTTCAGTGCCATCCTTGGATGTTGTCGCAGGCTAGAGAGTTCATCGACTTGATTAAATACATGGGCGATGAAATGGAGCTTCAGATCTACGGTGGGCTTCTCCATCAAATTTTAGTGACTGGGGCGTCAAACGCCGATATCAAGGAGTATTGAAATGGCTGCATCAGCATGGGCACTTTATAACAAGGCTAAACGTTATATCGGTAACGGTACAATTCAGCTTGGTGTTGATAACTTTAAAATGGCGTTATTTAGAACTGCTAGTAACGCAGCGACAGTGGGGCTAAGCACATATGCGTCACTTACCAGTGAGGTGTCTGCCACGGGCAGATATGTAACAGGTGGTTTTGCATTACCCCCGGCCACAGGGCAGTGGACAACAGGTGCTTCTGCGGGGCAAATGAAGTTCACTTACACGACTACTGGACTAACATTTACTGCATCCGGTGCGTCTATTAACGATATTCGTTATGCAGTGATTTACGAATCAAATTCTGCGGGTAAGCTGGTTTGCTATTGCGCGTTATCTAGTACTCAATTCACGGTGGCTTCACCCAACACGTTGACGGTTCTACCTGCGACAAGCGGCGTATTTACGCTTACGTAAGAGTCTATAATGGCTTTCGTCCTTGCTGATCGGGTTCAAGAAACCACGACAACCACTGGCACGGGGACGGTAACCCTTGCCGGTGCATCAACCGGCTTTCAATCCTTCGCTGCGGTAGGTAACGGCAATACGACGTTTTATACGATTGCTGATTCGTCAGGTTCTAATTGGGAAATTGGGGTCGGCACTTACACCTCAAGCGGAACCACTCTTTCACGAGACACGGTGCTGTCTTCCAGTAACTCTGGAAGTTTGGTGGATTTCCCAGCAGGGACCAAGAATGTTTTTGTGACGTTTCCTGCTTCAAGTACTTTGTATGCGCTCAATAACACAACCATAGCCACGAATGGCGTCATACCATCAGGCGCTAATGCAACTGCTTTGGGGCCAATTACGATTAACACAAGCAAGTCAGTCACGGTGCCTACAGGTCAGGCGTGGCTTATTTGGGGGTAGAGTATGAGTAATATCAAAGTCCAAGGTAATGCTTCCGGTTCAGGGACGCATACGCTCCAATCAGCTAATACAAGCAGTAATCGGACTGCGACGCTACCTGATGCCGACGAAACGCTAGGGTTTCTTGGCGCACCTCAAAATAGCCAAACGGGTTCAACCTACACGCTTGTTCTTACGGATGCTGGTGATCATGTTTACTTTACCGGTGGCTCTACAGCAACGCTTACAGTACCAACCAACGCTTCTGTAGCATTTCCTACAGGAACTGTTCTTCTTGTTGTAAATAACAACTCTGGTAACTTGACCATATCCGGTGCTGGTGTAACGTTTCAGCTAGCAAATGGTGCAACAGGTAACAGGACGGTGGCGACAAAAGGGATGGCTACGTTGTTAAAAGTAGCTACTGATACTTGGTACGTTTCTGGTGCGGGGGTAACCTAATGGCTGGCGCATTATCGGCAATGATTGCCGCTGCCTTTTCTGGTGGCGGCGGAGGTGGCTACACAGTCGTCCAAACCTTTACCGCTACGTCTACTTGGACTTGCCCTGCTGGTGTTACAGAGGTTGAGTATTTGGTTGTGGCTGGTGGTGGTGGGAGTGGTGGGGATGGAGGTGGAGGTGGTGGAGCAGGTGGGTTTCGTACTGGAGCAGGTTTAAGCGTTACAGCAGGAACGGATTACACAGTAACCGTTGGAGGTGGCGGTGGAGGCGGTTTAGGTAGTGGAGGTGGTGCAACAGGAACATCTGGATCAAACTCAATTTTTAGCACCATTACGTCAGCCGGAGGAGGGGGTGGTGGTGGCTTTGATAAAGTCGGCGCTAACGGAGGTTCTGGCGGCGGGGCTGGCCCTGGTTATACTGGTTCAAAAGCCGGTGGGTCTGGTAACACGCCATCTGTAAGTCCATCTCAAGGCAATAATGGTGGAACGTCCCCATCTAATCCTTCAACTCCTTTTAACGGTTCTGGTGGTGGCGGCGCAAGTCAAGTGGGTGTTAATGCCACAACCAGCGTTGCTGGTGGTGGTGGTAATGGGACAGCATCAACAATTAGCGGTTCATCAGTTACTTATGCCGGAGGCGGCGGTGGTGGGGTTGGTGGCGGCCCTAATTCAGGCGGTGCTGGAGGGTCAGGTGGTGGAGGTGCTGGTTCTACTGGTATCGGAGTAACTGGAACTGCTGGTACGGTTAATACTGGTGGAGGTGGCGGCGCTGGGAGCGGCAATGCTGGTAACGGCGCAGCAGGCGGCTCCGGCATTGTTATCCTCAAGTACACCGTAGCAAGCCAAACCGTATTTACGTTCAAAGGCACTACCAAATGGACATGTCCGACAGGTGTGACCAGCGTTGACTATCTTGTGGTTGCTGGTGGGGGTGGTGGTGGTGCAGGTGCAGGAGGTGGCGGTGGGGCCGGCGGATTTAGAACGGGTACTGGTTTATCTGTAACTGCTGGTAATGACTACACGGTTGTAGTTGGTGGTGGTGGAGCTGCGGTTACAGCCAATCCACCAAAAGCTGGAATCAATGGATCTAACTCATCATTTTACGGCTCTCCTATATCTAACGACCCATCTATTTCCAATGCTTCTGGAACGGCGTCTTCAATTTCTGGAACAACGCTTACTGTAGGTGGAACAGTAACTAATACGTTTTATGCTGGTATGGCGCTGTCTGGAACAGGCGTAACCACAGGAACATTTATTACTGCTTATGGGACAGGAACTGGTGGTGCTGGCACATATACGGTCAATGTAAGTCAGACTGTTTCAAGCACAACTATTACGGGAGCACTTAGCGGTATTAATGCTTTTGGTGGAGGTGGTGGAGGTGTATACCCTAGCACCGCTGGAAAATCAGGCGGTTCTGGCGGTGGCGGTGCTTGGGGTACTTCAGGTGGTTCTGGAATTTATCCAGGTTCACCATTTATATCAGGCACACTACAAGGAAATAATGGCGGCGGTTCATCAGGTTCTGCTCCTGCTTATGGTGGCGGTGGTGGTGGTGGAGCAAACCCTTTAACTGGGACGGGTTCAAATGGCACATCGTCTGCCGGTGGAAATGGTGGCAACGGAACCGCATCTTCTATTTCTGGCCCATTAGTAACATATTCAGGTGGTGGTGGAGGCGGCGCAGCTACCGGCCCTGCTGGTTCAGGTGGGTCTGGAGGAGGCGGCGCAGGCGCTCCAGCAAGCGCATCTGCTACAGATGGAACAGCTAACAGCGGTGGAGGAGGAGGCGGTGAATGGTCGGATGCTTCCCCTTATGTATCCGGTAAAGGCGGCTCCGGTATCGTAATCATCAAAATTAATCAATAACATGACTACAAAAGTTTACAAATTTCTAGGCATTGATACAGCCATGCACTTGCTTCGTCCAGGTGCTAAATGGGAAATCAGTAACAACGTCTTTACTCGGTGGGATGATCCACGGCCATGCCCAAGCATTGAAGAAGTGTATTGGGTCATTGACAAGATCAGAGAGTTTGAGGACAGCATCCCTACTATTTACACCGACGAGCAACTGAAAGAGATGGGCATAGCCCGTGAGGAATTTGAACGTGCAGTTGCATAACCTATTCCCCATCCCTGTAGGCTTTGCAGAGCTTGGCAGACCCTTAAGCGATGAGGAGTTGTTCTTCATCCGTGAGCTTGAGACTCGGCCAAACATGGGTAACACCACAAGTACAGATAACTTCGTACTGCGTAACCCTGCGCTGACAAGCCTACGTTCGTTCATTGAAGATGCGGTATCGGATTACTTCAAAAGCACAGTCAATCCAAAGCACAACGTAAGCCTAAGAGTCACCCAAAGCTGGTGCAATTACTCAGAACCTGGGCAATACCATCACAAACACGCACACCCTAATAGCTACATCTCAGGTGTGTTTTATGTGCAGACTAATGCCAACGACAGGATTTACTTCTACCGTGATGGTTGGCAGCAGATCAAGTTCCCACCTGAGACGTGGAACCCGTACAACTCAGAGTCATGGTGGTTTGAAGCTACAGCAGGAAAGCTGATTCTGTTCCCATCATCACTGACGCATATGGTTCCTGAAGTCAAAGGCGATGACACAAGAATCTCACTATCGTTTAACACCTTCCCAGTCGGTGTCGTCGGGGAAGAAATGGACTTAACTGGATTAAAGCTGGAGGCGTAGATGGCTCACTTTGCCCGTATTGATGAAAATGGTGTGGTGCAACAAGTTGTCGTGGTGGACAACAAAGACACCTCTGATGCTTCTGGCGTAGAGAAAGAACATATCGGCGCAGCGCATCTTGAGAAGATTCTTGGCGGCACTTGGAAGCAGACAAGCTACAACGGCAACATCAGAAAGAACTACGCCGGGATCGGCTACACATACAGATCTGACATTGATGCCTTCGTGCCGCCACAGCCTTTTGCCAGTTGGATTTTGAACAACAACACGGCACAATGGGAGCCGCCCACACCCATGCCGACAGATGGAAAGATGTATAGCTGGGATGAAGCAACAACTAACTGGATTGAGATTCTAGGATAACAATGTGTTCGGCTTCTCAGCATTTGGTGGCGCAGCACTTGGTGCGACAGGCGAGAGCGGGTCTCCTCCCGTTACCGAAGGCTGGGGGTATGACACTTGGGGTAGTAATCCTTGGGGCGGACTTAGTAATGCGGTAATCACACCCGCAACGGCAGCGCTAACAGCCACAGGTGCGGCTCCTACTTTATTAGTTGGTGAAAATATTACTCCTACAACAGGAGTAGTTAGCCTTAACGGGCAAACACCAATAATAAGCACCAATACGTTTATAACCCCAGCGACAGGCGCAATAGTTGCTACAGGTGCGGCCCCAGTCGTACAAACAGATTTCTTTATAACCCCTGCGGCTAATGATTTAACCTTTACTGGTTATGCTCCGAACGTTGAGCGAAGTGCGATTATTACTCCTCAGACGGGGGCGCTTTCGTTTACTGGCGCAGCACCTACCGTACTTGAAGGACGAGTAGCTATTCCTGGTACAGCGGATCTTATTGCCGCAGGTGTTGCTCCAAGTTTAAATTCAACTATCCAGCCAACTTCGGGAACGGTAACAACACAAGGGTATGCCCCAGCAGTAAGCACAGGACAAGTTGTAACACCAACCGGTGGGGCAGTCATTGTTGGTTCGGCACCTAGTGTTGTTGTTTCTGGGCTTGTCATTACGCCATCGACCGGAGCAGTAAGTGCGGTAGGGGCGGCACCTTCAGTTATAAGAGGGGTTGCTGTACAACCAGCCTCTGGCGCATTGAGTTTAGTAGGTAATGCGCCTACAATTAACAATCCAAACTGGACACCAATTGATGATTCCCAGACCCCGAACTGGGGGAATATTGATGATTCTCAAACCCCGAACTGGGGCAGCGTTAATACTTCGCAGACACCGAATTGGTTGCCTGTTGCAGCATAGGAGCATTTCATGACTGTTAATCGTACAACCCTTTTGGATCTTCCCCTTCCGGTCACGGGGACTGAGTCTAATACTTGGGGGGATATCACTAATAACGGTTTGACTGAATACATGGACATTGCTATCGCGGGCATGTCTAATCTCACGAGTGCTGACTTCACAGCCGGTGCGTTAACGATTGAGACTACCGAAGGTAATGCTGCGGGGACAAGTATTTCGGCAACTAGCGCACAGTACGCAGGCTTCAGGGTCACCTCACTTGCTGCTAACTCCACGATCACGGTGGGCAATACGGGTACAAGCCCTGCTCGGTCTTACCGACTGATTAACGCAGACGCTACCTACAACCTGACGTTTAAGGCCACAGGCCAGACGGGTGTGACATTGCTCCCCGGACAGTCGGCTGTTGTTGCTTTTAACGGTACGGACTATGTGATTGTTGGCACAGTAGGCGCGGGTACTGCAACGGATAATGCTGTTGCTCGGTTTGACGGTACGACGGGTGAGATTCTTCAGAACAGTGCAGCAACGATTGATGACACAGGGGCAGCGACGTTTGTAGGTTCGGTCAATGTCAGTGGTACGTCAGCCAGTGCTGCGGATCTAAAGCTTTATGAAGATACCGACAACGGCACAAATTATGTGGCGTTTAAATCTCCGGCTTCGGTTGCTTCTAACGTCACTTGGACACTCCCCTCGACTGACGGTTCTGCCAATCAAGCAATTGTTACAAATGGTTCAGGAACACTTTCATTTGCCTCAGTAACAACCTCTCCCGGTGGCTCCACCACGCAAGTCCAGTACAACAATGCTGGTGCGTTTGGTGGGTCTGCGAACTTCGTTTGGGACAACAGTAACGTAAGGCTCGGGATTGGGACGAGTTCGCCGGCAGTTCCTCTTGACGTTGTTGCTCAAACTTCTGCAAGTATTGCCCGATTCAGAGGACGAAGCTCTGACAATATTGCCACTCTTGAGTGGTATGACAACACAAACGCTACCCGATACACATACATTTCTAGCGGACCTTCCTCAAGCTCGTTTTGGAATCAGGCTAATACACCAATGGCATTTGGTACGAACGACACCGAGCGGATGCGTATCACCTCCGGTGGTGTTGTTATGGTCGGCGCAACTTCTGCACATGGTAGCGAAAAGGTGCTCATCAATGGCGGAGGTACTAGCCCTACAGGCGATGGTTATCTAACTCTGAGGCGAGGAAGTGACGCATCAAGCGGTTCTGGGGTTGGTGTTATTGACTTTGCAGATACACGAACATCAAGCATCTATGCAAAAATTCAAGCAATCGCTGACGCAACACCCGGAACAAATGATTTTCCTGGCGCTCTTGTTTTTTACACCACAGCAGACGGGGCTTCATCAACCACCGAGCGGATGCGTATCGACTCCTCCGGAAGCGTAGGGGTTGGGGTAACACCTTCCACATGGAACACCGTTACTGCGGTTCAAGTCAAAAACGCAAGTTTTGCAGGGTATTCAACAACCAATGCCTACATGCTGCAAAACGCTTATTACGCTTCTGGTTGGAAATATATTTCTAACGGTGGGGCAGCTAGGTTTGAAATAAACGGTAGTTCCTACGAGTGGTCAGGAGCGGCATCAGGAACGGCAGGAAATGCAATTACATTCACCCCTTTTCTTACTATAGACAAAGATAAAACACTTGCCCTGCAAGGTGCTACATCAGCCACTGGCACAGGTATAGCCTTCCCCGCCACGCAATCTGCATCCTCAGACGCTAATACGCTGGATGATTATGAGGAGGGGACGTTTACGCCTACCGATGCAAGTGGGGCAGGGTTAACGCTAACCACGGCAAGAGGACGTTATACAAAAATAGGTAGAGAAGTTACTTGT